TCTTCTGGCATAGTTTTCTCCTATGTTTATATATAGTGAAGTACAGATTCAGGATCAGGAATTGTTCCTAACACTTCATCATCGTTTAATATACGAACTTCACCGCCCTCTATTGGTAATCTCGAGCCCGCGTAGCGAGCAAAGATAACCCAATCTTTTTCTTTACACCATGGTCCTGTTGGATATTTTTCTTTATCAAAATATGCAAGAGGTCCAATTTTTAAAACATAACCACAATTTGTAGCTATCCTTAAACGGTCTAATGATTCTTGTGCAATAATAATTCCACCAGATGTTTTTTCTTTTGGTGTGAATGGTAATACTAAAATTCTCCAACCAGTAGGTGTTGGCAACTCATCAACTACAGCTTTTATATTTTCTGGATTTAATGGTTCTTTAGTAGGTTCAGCTGTCTTAGCTTCTTCTTTATATTTTTCTTCAAGACCTAGGTTTATCTTTGGTACTTCCTTTTCCGAGGTCGATAACGTTTCCTTTTTCATCACTTTGCTCCTTCTTGTTTAGCAGGTTAGAGATTTCCTGAATTACTGTTTGATAGGCATTTGCCTGTCCTTGCATATACTTGTATTTCTCCATACTGTCAACTGTTCCAGATATCATAGCATCACCGATATTTTGGTAAGAATCTCTGATAAATTTCTGTAGTTTACTTATAAATGTTACAGCGTCCATGGTCTTTCTCCTTTGTTAGTTATATTAACAATTCCACTTTCTAAGGGATTTATTAATTCTTGAGTTTGGATCTCTTGCAGTTTTTGCAGAGGTCAATCTTTTTTTCATACCAGACATTCTAGCACAAAAAGACTTCCTTCTATTAGCAGATTTTGAACCCTTTTTCAACTTACTGGGTTTTGTTGTTACTGCCATTGATAATTTAGAACCTGGATTTGCACGTCTATATGAAGCAATACCTTTTTTGTTTAATCCACCTGATTCAGATTTACCTTCTTTACGTTGCCATGCTGGAGTAGAACTTCCACCTTTTGCAAAGTTTTTTCTTTCAATACCATGACCTCTTAAAGAAATATCACCCATTAGAATTTTTTTGTAACTTTTTTTCTGTCAGGCATAATAGCTCCACATCCTCTAGCTACTCCACCTTCCATCATTTTTTTTCTTTTTGGAAAACCTGCTTTCATATTTGCATATGCTTTTGGTGATATAGTTGATTCAGATTTAGATCTTGAGATACCTAGTTTTTTTCTACGATTTATATTTGCCCAAAGACCTGGTTTACCACCATCTTTAAGTCCAATTTTTTTCATACCTTTTTTAAAATATGGAGGAATTTTTGGAGGCATATTATCCTTTTTTATCAAATTCTTTTCTAGCTTTTTTTTCGGCTTCTTCTGGAGAATAACCTTCGTCTAAATATTTTTCATAAAGCTGTTCAAGTATTGTTTGATTATCAATTGGTACATGAGCTCTTCCTTCTCCACCAGATCCAAATTTTTGTCTTTGAACTCTAGCAAGTCCATTTCCTCTAGTTTGTTTACCTAAGCCAGCCATTATTTTTTCTTCGACTTTCCAGCTTCTGAAAGAGCAATAGCAATTGCTTGTTTTCTAGATTTTACAACTGGACCTTTTTTACTTCCAGAATGTAATTTACCTTGTTTAAACTCTTTCATAACTTTTTGAACTTTGCCACCTTTTGCTTTTTTAATTACACCTCTACCAATTAAAACATCAGCTTTAGTTATTTCACCATCTTTATTAAAATCAGGTAAAGTTCCTTTTGCTAAACCTACTCTAGCAATTCCATTTCCTCTCATTTGTTTTCCAAGACCAGCCATTATCTTTTACCTTTCATTATTTTGCCTTTTTTCTTTGTAGACATTTTAGCAGTTAATTTATCTGCCTTTTTAACCATTTTTCCTTTTTTGTTTTCCATAAATCCTTTTTTTTCCATTTTAGTTTCTGTTGATTCCATTGACATAGATTCTGCACCTTCATGTGCCATTGATTCATCCATAGCCATACCACCTTTTGCTAAACCTACTCTAGCAATACCGTTTCCTCTCATTTGTTTTCCTAATCCAGCCATTTTATTCTCCTATCCGTTTTCTTGTTCTTTATTTGCCGGTCTATTCGCCATAGTGCGCGCCACCGATTCTGCGCTTCTGCCCACAACATAACCTCCAAGACCAATTTGTAAAAGGGTCCACACGTCTCCGGGAAGAGTTATAGTTATTGAAGCTTTAAAAAAAAATAAGATAACAGGTCCTAATACATAATTCCATATTAATATAAAAATTAATACGTACATTAAAAGTGGCCTCCAGCTCGATGCAAACCAGCCAGCTTTAGCCTCTGCTTCAACTATTCTTGCTGCCGCTGTTAATTCTGCTGTATTAGATTGTAGTAATTGTGTTTGTAAATCTGCTTTTAACTTCGCTTGTAAATCTTTATCAGGTACTGATTTCTCAATTGTATTAAATAAGATCTTAGCTAATGGAGCAATAGCATTTAGCATTGGCAACATGGCTTAATACCACTTAGCTGATCTTTTTTTCTCTGATAAAATACTTCCCTGTCCTTGAACTTCTTGAGTTTGAGTTTCAGCAGGGTTTGTAGTTTCAATTTCAACACCACCAACAAGATATCCTTCTGCATTAGTGTATTTTGAATGGTTAGTATTTACTTTAACCTTAGAATCTTTAGTAAAAGTTCTAGTTGAATTTGCTAATTTTTCATTTTGTTTTTTCATAGCCTTTTATACCTCTTTTTTATTGATTTGGAAATCTATTTTTAAGTTGAGCAGATAAAACAGTCTTTTCTAATGAAGTATTTGCCCTTAATTTAGCTAAATCTTCATTTTGTTGTAGTTTTTGACTGTCTGTAGATTGATTCATCATAGCTTTCATCTTATCAAGATTGATTCTTTCATTACTCTCTTGTCTTTTTCTATCATTTTCTTGAGCAACCAGATCTAATTCTCTAGATTTAAGTTTCATCATAGCTTTCATCTTATCAAGATTGATTCTTTCATTGCTCTCTTGTCTTTTTCTATCATTTTCTTGAGCAACAAGATCTAATTCTCTAGATTTAAGTTTAGCAATCGGATCATTATCAAATTGTGATGTAATTTTCTTTTCTTCGTTCAAGAACTCTTCCATCATCTCAGCAATCAAGACTGCTTTTCTTGATTCAATTTTTTCAGAAAGCATTCTTACTTGAATTTGCATTTGTGGGTTTTGCATTGCTTGTGGATTTTGTTGCATCTGTTGTAATTGTTGAATTTCATTTCTAAATTCAATTTCAACTTGTTCTTGTGACATTAAAGAAATGTGTTCAAAACAATTTTTCTCTAATGAAGCCATAATCACAGGGGCATTTCTTGCCATATTAGTTGCCATAAAATTTAAGTGCGCAGTTATGTGTGCTCTATGATCTTGTCCTGGAAAAGCTTGGAATGGTTTCCCTGCGAGAGCATCAATGTGTTCTAGCGCAGGGTCCTTTGGTGTGGGTTGATCTGGTTTTATTAAAATACTATCTATGTCTCTTATACCTAATGCTGAATACATGTTTCTATAAACTTCATACATGTTATGAATTCCAGGATTAGCCATTGCTAATTGTAATTCTGTTTGTGCAATAGATATTCTTTGTGTTTGTGAAAATATATTTGGATCAGCAATTGGAATGATATCTACTTTATCATCAAAATCTGCTTGTTTGATTGTTCTTTGTGCACCAACAACTTCATATGGATATTCTGGAGGTAAATATAATTTAAATACATTTGCTAATAATCTAAATTCTTCTTTCATTGAAGCATATATTCTTTTGTGAATAGCAGACATTGTTCTGCTTCCTCTTTCCAGCAAAGCCACGGTCGTGCCCACTGCTGCTTGCTGATTCCCATCCCCTACTTGCATGTCCGCTATCGAAGCAAAGCGTTGACCTGCTTGAACCACGACCCCCATTAATTGCAATAAAGTTTGTGAAGGTTCTTTATAAGGTAAAGTCATAAATGCATCTCTAAGATTTCCTCCTGGTGCATCTACATCTCTCCATTCACCTGGTTGAATAGATTGAGCATCATCTCTAATTCTAATTCCTCTTTGTTTAAATCCTGCTGGTAAATTAGATAATGTTCCTGCATCTAATAATTGTCTTAATGCTTGAGTTGCAGTTCTTGATAGACCACCAATCATTTGAATTAAACCGTTACCATAAAATCCAAAACCTGGTAAAAATTTAAAGTGTACAAAATAATTAATTTTTTTCTTTAATGGATCATTTTGTAAATAGTTACGTCTAATAGATAAAACTTCTCTTGATCCTTCTTCTAAAGTCACAATATAAGGTAGCTTTATTCCAGTGGGCTCACCAGTCTGTGGATTCATATCTTCAAATCCTTCCAAATCTAAATTAACATGACATTCTAATAAAGTGAAAACATCTTCTGTTTGACCACTCATAGTAACACCATCTAATTGTCTTTCTTTAGATTTAACATCATCTGCTTCTGATAAATCATCTGAAGCTTTTAATTCTATGTCTCTATAAAATCCTGATATCTGTTGTTTACGTAATTCATTTTCTGAAATTTTAATTACATGAACAACTGCTTCTGCATCTTCAATACTATTTGCAGTATATGGAACTAGAATATCTTGAGCTTGAATAAATTTTGAAACAGCTCTTCCAAGTATTTCATCGTAATAAACTTTTTTAAATGTAGATCCTGATAATGGTAAATAAAATAACATTTGATCAAATTCAGGTTCATATTCTTTCATAACATCCATAATTTGATAATTCATAAATTCAGAAACTCTATCTGCTTGGTCTTGAATTGCTGGAGTCTCTAGTCCAATTACTTGAGTTCTAACTGGTCCTTCTGCTGGTAATAATTCTTTATAAGCTTGTGCTTGAAATTGTGTAACTGCTTCTGCTAAAACTGGATGAGTTGCACTTGATGC